AGCTAATGTTGTTGTAGGTGCGATTGTCGTAGTCGTTGTCGTTGGAGCTAATGTTGTTGTAGGTGCGATTGTCGTAGTCGTTGTCGTTGGAGCTAATGTTGTTGTAGGTGCGATTGTCGTAGTCGTTGTTGTTGGAGCTAATGTTGTTGTTGGAGCAATTGTCGTAGTTGTAGTCGTTGGAGCAATTGTCGTAGTAGTAGTTGTAGGAGCAATTGTCGTAGTTGTAGTCGTTGGAGCTAATGTCGTTGTAGGTGCTAATGTTGTTGTAGGTGCGATTGTCGTAGTTGTTGTTGTTGGAGCAATTGTCGTAGTTGTTGTTGTGGTCGTTGGAGCAATTGTCGTAGTTGTTGGGGCTTTTGTTGTTGTTGGTGCGATCGTTGTAGTTGTGGTCGTTGGAGCAAGTGTTGTTGTAGGGGCTTTTGTAGTAGTAGTAGTTGGAGCTACGGTTGTAGTTGGTGCTAAAGTTGTTGTGATCGCTGTACATCCCGACGGTGCTGTCGACTGCCAATCGGTATGATTACCTTTAGTTCCTCCATTGTAGTACATAGTAGTGACCCCTGCAGGAAATGTAAGACTGATTCCTGAACTAATAGTAAAAGTGACACCTGAACTATTCGGACATCCTGGTGGTAAACTGATCGAAGTACATGTAACTAAAGTGTATGTTATCACTAAATTTGTTAAAAAATAGTAATGGGGAGTCAATAACGAAGTAAATACAACAATACCGTTCGTACCCAGAATATTTATCGTCCCATTCGCCGAATTGACTATCGTGTTCCCAGATATATCAGAAGAAAATGTACATCCAGATGATGTTTGTACTGTTAGTAACAACGGAGCATTCGACATGTGTATGTATATGGACGCATATTTTATTTTTTTTAAGAAAGCTATTTAATGGCAGAGATCATCAATAATTGTATAAGTTATGAACCAACATCACTTGAGCTCATCCTACCATCACCTATCATATTCAATACATTATGTGTTAGCACAGATCGCACTACTCTCTTCATTGTGTCTATTATTCGAATTCTTTTCTACGTAATACTCTACTATGTACTCAATGACATAATCAATCTTGAGGATTATCGGTACATTAAGTACATATTATTGGTGATGATAATTGTCAACATAATCTACGTAGGATTCGTTGTTTCGAAAGACACCACTTTCAGTATAGGTGCAGATGTCAGTATACTAGGCGCAAACGGTATCAGTGATAGACTCAACTATCAGAGCTCCCAAGGTTAAAACTAGTAGTCGTCAAGCTTAGTCGTTGAACATAACATCGTCATAGTGTCGTTGGGCACGATTAACATCGATATATCCTTCGTTCGGATCGAATGAGTGTAAAAGGCATATCTCAAAATCCGTCAGATCTGTTGTATCTTCTTCTAGGATCTCATCGGTCTTATTTGTAGTAATATTATTAATTGTAAACCCGGCTTTCTTCACCATCACGACATAGTCCTTATGAAGACGTTGTCCCAGACCTGTAAGATCACCGTTCATCGAATATGCTTCAAATATGTCAGGTCTCGCTTCCTTCATGTGTCGAAGATACTTTTTGGCTTCTTCTAATTTGTACCTTAACGATACTTTTCTAGAAGCTGTTGATCTCCAACTCAATTCTTGGGGAATCTCTACAGCAAACCTATCACCGTGTGTTCTGTCTGGTTTTAGATACCATAGATACGTAGGTAGTTCATCTACATCTATTCCATGATCTTCAAGATCGATGATTCTTTTTTTCTTTCGAGTATTTTTAGCGTAATCCTTGTCTCTTATGTCAAACTGTAGATTTTCTAGACGATTATCAAAATGAATGTTGTTGGTGTGAATGATAGAAGCTCCATTAGTATTATCTTTTTTATCTACATCCATTGATCCGATTCTTGCTACGACCTCATGTAGATACACCGGATGAGATCCCGATTCCGTATCATCTCTATTGTGGATGCAGTAGACATGATTTTTATCATTAACATACCATTTTTTATCGAGGCGACTAATGATCTTGTACACGTCCCTATCCAAAAGTATCGGTAACTTTTGATTTTGTCGAACAATACTACAAACACTGTATCTCTTATTATGATACTCCAATGTTACGATACTGTCCAGATTACTCATTAGCTGTTCTAACAATTAGTGGGAAGATTATATCTCACAATCCGTCAAAAAAGTTGAACTTTAGATTATCTGAGCTATTCACTATCTAGTTTAGACTATTAAATACATAGATACAACATATGAGCAATACTGTTGAGGTCACTGATACAACCATCGAGACTACTGAGACAGTCCATATCACGCCGGATGATGTTAACACCGTAGATTGTCAAGAAACCTCCCCACAAATCATAGAACATCTTTCACAACCGCAGATGCCAGTCTTAGCTGATTTCACTCTTACACCGGCTGATCGTGAAAAACTTGCTCTGGTTAATGGATTCCAATCGATCTTCACTCAAAAAAATCAACAAGGCGAATCAGTAGACTCGATATGGGGTGGTATATTCCTCCAACGAGTTCCAGCATCTATCGCAGCAATCGCTTTTCTAGCAGTATTAGAAACTAATTTAACAAAGTTCGAAACGGATTCTGTTAAATACGCCAACTTAGAACCTATCTTGGCTCAGGTCGCAAGATCCAGTTACATTGAACTTGCCAGACGTGTAAATAGAATCGTGTGTTCTGGTTTTTTGACAGTGTCCCGTAGCTCTGCAAATAAAAAGGAGAGATTCAACTACTTTATTGATGTGAGTGTGAAAGAGCTCAATACACCATTATGTCAGTGTAGTATCTGGACATTAGCCAAAAGATTAAATGAACAAGTTCGAATATGTGTCAATAACTGTTTCGACAAAAGATCCAAAGACTTGCCGATCTCAACTAAAGATATCGATACTAGTGCCGCCCCTAAAACCAAAGGTAAAGCTAAAGTTGGTAAAGTTGGTAAAGTTGTAAAATCCGAGACTTCTAAATCTGACGACAATAATTCACATGGTATGCGTTTCCCTGAGGATGCTATGATGGATTCTCGTACAAGTGGAGAATTGATCGATGCAATGTGTGATATTGCTGTCTGTTACAATAAGATGTTGAAATCTAAACCTGATTTTTCAGAGAGCTACAAACTTAGTTCCAACATGCGTCGTGAACAAAGAGACACATTTAATGAAGAACGAAGAAAACAAAACAATTCTAATTCTAATACTAACATGAGTTTCGAACCGCGTCAAGATCAGAGACAATATCAAGATCGAAATCAAGGGCAAAGACAATATCAAGATCGAAGACAAGGTCAAGGACAGAATCAAAATCAGAATCAAAATCGTGACCGAAATCAGGGACAGAGACAATATCAAGGACAGAATCAGAACGGTACTAACGCAAGTTTTGAACCACGCCAAGGACAAAATCAAGGACAGAGACAAAATCAAGATCGAAGACAAGGACAAGGACAAGAACAAAATCAGAACAATACTAACGTAAGTTTTGAACCACGCCAAGAACAAAATCAAGAACAAAATCGAACCCAGAGACAAGGACAGAGACAAGGTCAAAGGCATAATCAAAGGCATAATCAAGAACAAAATCAGGGACAGAACCAGAGACCACCAAGACAGAACGTTCAAAAATGGCAACCTAAATCCGATAATAATCAATCCTCTACTGATGTTTCAAATCAAGTTCAACCTCAACCTCAATCTCAACCTCAATCTCAACCTCAATCTCAACCTCAATCTCAACCTCAATCTCAACCTCAATCTCAACCTCAACCTCAACCTCAAAATGTATTAGAATCTGTTGTTAATTCAAATGATTCAAACATGTCTAGATCTAAATCTAATTCTAATCAAAACGCAAATCGTCGTGTTCGTGTAAATCGAGAACCTGATGTATCGGTTGATCAAGAAGGATTCACTATGGTTAAAAACAAAACCCATAATCGAAATCAAAACTCTAACCAAAGTCAAAACAGCACATGAGATGTTTGAACAATTTTTTTATTGATAACAGATAGTACATAGTAAATAGAATGCCTGGTGGTTTAATAGATGCAGTATCATATGTTAGTTCGGACCTCTATTTAACGGGTTCCCCCCAGATAACTTTCTACAGAATGGTCTATCGCAGATACACTAATTTTGCAATGGAATCAATATATCTCGACTTTGATGATAATATAAAATTTGGATACAAAACAGAACTAATACCTCCTCGAATCGCTGATCTCATGCACAAAGCATATCTTCATATCAGGATTCCTAATATTGCAATAACTAAAAGTGATGTTGGTATCGATATGCATGATCTACAATATGTTTATTTGAATAAAAGAATCGTAACAGACTATGAAAAGATTCGATTGGTGTATATGAAAGTAATGACAGAGATCTATCGTATCGTATTTAAAGCAGTCAATGCATCTAATGTTACTTATTCTGGTCTGATTCGTGATGTCTATGATTATGCTAACAGTCCCGGAATACAAGATATATTGATAGCTTATGATGCATTGTTGTTAGAGACTCAGCAAAACATCCTGGCCGAAAATGCAAACGGTACTGGTTTGAATGGTCCGGAGTCTCTTGATGTTTTACGCCGTATCGATTTACAACAGGATAGTCAAGTTGCCAGAAACATAGCCCTTTTAGACAGTAGACAATCGAATCTATGGTACATTATCACTCATTCTAACATATCGAAGTATCTAGCTCATGCCGAACACACTATTGATCCTGACAGATTCGAACCGAACTCTGATGAATATCTCAAAGAAGTACAACATATCATGAAATCAACAATATTCAGAGATATCGATAGGGGGTTTGGTTTTTGTAAGGATGTACAAAACTATTTTTTTAATCGTTACATTGAGTTCACCCGTCAAGCCAATGATGACAGATCACAAAACATTAGATGTGCTTGGGTCAAGAATCTAGGACACTCTATCATAGAAGCCATCGATGTTTATATCGGTGGTATCAAGATAGATTCTCATCTAGGAATCTGGATAAATCTGTGGTATCAGCTGACATACAATTATGCACAGATCGAAATCTACAATGAGATGATCGGAAACGTTGAGACACTAACTAACTTCGATAATCAAGAGAAACCTTGTTATGATATCTATGTCCCTTTGACTTTCTGGTTCAACAAATTTAACGGACTGGCATTCCCTTTGATCGCAATGCAGTACAACGATGTCAGGTTTTTGGTAAGGCTTCGAAGATTTCCAGAAGTATTTTACATTGAAAAACTCTACAGAGCTCTTCTGAATGGAACGGAAGTTGTTTTGACTGCTGAGATGATAGACTTTATTCTTAATCGTTCCGAAAACAAAGCAGATCTAACATTGACTCACATTCAAGAAGTTCGGGATATCAATCTGACTGATATTTGGGAGGACAAGGGGAAACAGCTATTAGGTCACATCATGATGGATTACGTTTATCTCGAGAGTCCCGAACGTAAACGGTTTGCTCAATCCGGTCATGAGTATCTTATCGAACGCATACAGACAAATTATTTCGAAAATCTCGATCAGACGTATTTTGAGAGGAGATTAGATTTTACCCAACCGAGCAAAGAGATCATGTGGGTTCTTAATAAAGATTGTACAACACAGAATCCTTACGGTTATACCGAATGCAAATGGTACGATCATAGTCTTTTCTTCGTCGATAGAGGTTGTTGTGACAGATGTTACAAAGATAGAGATTTCGGCAGGTTAGAAGGAAGAGTAGAAGCCTTTGATAAGGATTGTTGTACTAACTTCTACGGCAGAGGAAACCCCGTTTTAGATGCTAGACTAGATTTTAACAACTATGTTCGAATATCCCCTCAATACGGTAGTTATTTTGATAAACTACAACCTATATTGTATCATCATCGCACTCCGAGTGATGGGATAAACATTTACAGTTTCTGTATCGATCCTCTGCAGCATCAACCGACAGGATCTTGTAATTTTACTAGATTGACAGATGTCAGATTATTTTTGAACATTGATAATATGTACTACAGATATACTGATGCACAGATATATCCTCATGATTTGGACATCAACTTCAAAATCATAATAAATGATCCGGATGCCCTACTCGAACAGATAGATATTGAATTTGTTAAAAAGACTATCCGTGAATACAAAGCTGCTTCTAATCGAACTGATATGTCCAGACATTTTACAGGGAGTGTTGTATCAGCTGATATCATTAAACGATTTGAAGATGCCAATGTAACACTGTTTGTGTACGAACAACTCGCTGCGGGTAATACGATCGAAATCTATCTTGATGCATATCGTAGACTTCTATTCAAAACAAAAGCAATGTGTCATGTTTTCAATCTATCGATGAACGTTTTGAGATTGATCGGTGGGTACGGTGCCCTTGCATTCTCTGGTAATGATTTCTAAAATATCTTAAGTCTTAAACCTTGCCCCTCCCAATGTCTAAGACTGATTATTTGAGCATAAACAATTCTCGCGACTTACAGTAAAGATTAATAATCATCACAAATAAAAATATAATGGGATCAGGGATACTTTCACTTGCTGCGACAGGCATCGCCGATCTTTATTTAACAGCCGATCCTCACATAACATGGTTTAAGGTCATCTACAGACGACACACCGATTTCGGAATGATGGACCAACCACTTAAATTCTATGGTAACCTACAGTTCGGTACGACCCATACGATAAAAGTCCCACCGATCGCTGATAAACTTAATCGGGTATCGTTCGTTATCGATCTACCAGTCCCCGAACTAAAGATGAAAAAACCAACCGTACAGACTATCGCTGATATCGTTAGACCTTATGGTGTAGACTTCGTCACGACAAAGAGACCCACCGATAAAATCGATTATGATGACTTATTTAATGACGACCAAAATAGTTTGGGTACCGCTCTCGTCACACAATCTCGATCTTTAAATGAAAAATACGATACAAGACTCGATGTTCTGAACGATGTCCTGAGTACATATGTTGTCGACAGTTCTCGAACAGGACGTTACATCGCAGTTGATGCACAATCTATCGATTTTAAAGTATTTGGTGAATCTGTGGACAAACATGGCTATTTTATGTTAACACATGAAAAAACAATAGAACTGATTGAATCTATCGATATGATAGTAAATCTCGACGAACGATCATTCATCTATCTTCAAAATCCGTTAGTAACAACATCAACATCATTAACAACATCAACATCACAGCTACCGACAACTGATCGTTTAGTAAAGATCTATCCTAGAGCAGTTCCGGGTTATGTACCGATCGTATCTCCAACGGATCTGTCTATCAGATATGGATCCAGACAACACATCATTCTGAGTATCGAATATCTGAAACTGGTCAAAGAACGTAATATCCGTCTTCGGGAACTTTATCTATTGACCCACACTAATGATGGTACTGACACACTACACATGGAAACGGATCTGAATGAAGAGATAGCACGCAAGCTCTGGTTCAATAATTTTAACTACGATGAGATGTTAAAAAATACACAATACGATACGGGTCTATACGAATTTAACGAAGAATTTAATTCAGATGAAGATCAATACGATCCGGATTACACTATGTATCGTCTACTCGATTCGATTAGACTACCTGTTGAGATCAGACACATAGATCGTGATCTGGTTACTAATATCTTTAATAGATTCGATGTCAATGAGAATGCGTTTTATGATCCGACATGGAACTTTAATAAACAAAAAAGAGGGATATGGTTGATCGATATGAGACCTGTTGATAGATACCCTGATACGCAAGATGTTATTGAGATAGGTGATCTTCATTTTAGACAGCCTGTATCTGTTAATTCGACAATTAGTGGTCTAAATCAGACCGTTCTAATCAACCCTCGATACATTCATAGTGTCCCTGACATGATCGGATTCGCACCGTTCGATACAGTTCACAAATGGTCTGACTCTATCGCAAAATACGATGTAATAAACAACTCTCGAATTATTGAAGAGAAGGTCGAAAACGTATTGGACGGGATGAGTACTATCGCAAAAGTGTTCGAAAATGTCTATGATATCCCGTCCATTGCAAATAATTCTAATATCATCGCAGAAGATGCGATGAAGAGACTCAATCTCGTTAATGTTGAACTCGGAACGAACGATATTAGAAATCTTCATCATATGTTGTTATCGATGTATGATGATATGATACAGCTCCAGGATGAGGCCCGAAACTACAAACTCCAAAATATTAAATTGTACAATGCGATCGATATTAGAAACTTCATCAATAGACAACTTATTAACAATGTAATCTATGTCGATCAAGCCAAGTTAGGTGCAGAGTTCCCTTCAACTGTTAGTAAGTACTACAAAATATCTGATTCTGATACTGATGCTGATGATGCATACGTTATCAATCGTCGATATCTGAACGGAACGGACGATAGCGCAATGATCAAAAATAGATCGATCGTCTACGATAATTCAAAGTACATCATGTGGAGCTACTATTTAGAGAATATCTATCTCCCGTATGAACAGAACCTAGTCGAACTTAATGTAGATAGGAGTCTTGAATACGATGAAGAGATTTCGATAGAACATGAAATCAGGAAACTCTCATACATGTTGTACTATCTACCTCTAGATCCAACGGATGATTACAACATAGACAAAACGACATCGGGTATTAGATTCAGTCGTAACGATTTGAGACACGTTTCGGATCTGTCGTTGTATGATGACAATAGCATAATAGAAAACTTTAACACGACACATAGACTATTAGACACCAAGTCAGTTCTAGATAGTCCTTACATCTATGCCGGTGAGAGATTTGATCTGGATTTTAATATCGATACAGAAATAGAATCGCCAAAATCGAACAAGCCATACAAATACGGCACATGTATCAATAGGGAGGTGGAGTTTTATCATGTCATGAGCACTCTTGATCATTCTGACATTCGTATCGAAGAGTCTGTGTACGATTATTTTATGACACTCATCACCAGTAGTTATGATGACCCTAGAAACTATCTTTACACTGTGTCCTTTAGATACGTTGAGAACTATCTTAAAACGAACTTTTACAACATAATTGTGATGACATCACCGATCCACGTCACACAGATTAATCACAACATATTAGGACTATTGGTACGAATGATAAACAACACTTTAATCACCTACACTAAACTCGTCTTTGGTGTGTGGAAGAATTCTACGTTTACTGATGTAGAGTACGATCCCGAGATCATACGTCACAGGTCTGGGGGATCAGGTAATACAATTGAAGAGATACCATACAATGCATCTTACGTAATAAATGAACTTGATAGGCTCAGATCAGAACATTTGATTACACCAGAACAGTTTATGATGGGGGATCCTATGTTGTTAAGAGCAAAGTATTATGCAGGAACTGATGGTCGTTTCAGGCCGGTCATGGGTTATTCTCGTAGATATCATATCAATCTTACTCGACCCAGAGCAGCTCCGTACACCATCACAATCTCTAACCCTCATGTAGGTCCTATCCTGACAAAACCAGATGATATCATCACTGTATCAAGATTTGTAGATTCCACAAGAGAGTTTTTATTCGGTACCAGATTTAGTAATGACACATTTGTCGAACATGTTAATACACAGGCCAAAACGCTCAAACACGACATGGAGACACTGTTTATCGACAACAAATCTCTAGAAGCAGGCATGGACTATCTTTATTGGAGGGATTTAAACTACTATCTGCGTCAATTGTTCTCAGAAATGAACGTGACATACTATCCGAATGTAGCTGTCATGAATCATCTACCTTTAATGTTGACGAGCTACTATGGTCGATACATGCAACACATATTCAATACGTATCTACCGACGAAACTCCCTAAAACTGGTATCTTTGTATCTAATGTCGAATACTCAATGTTTCCCTTAGAAGAAGAGAATTTCATTGATGGTGTCACAAATTCTAGCGAATCACCAGTACAGTTTCTAGGGACGGATGTTGGATTAAGACCCAGATGTCCTATTCATTCTTACATAGACGAACTACCGGACATCGAGAATATTAGAATCAGATCCAACAGATTCCTCCTGACCAATAATCCTGAATATATTGACGACATTTGTCCACTCTGTTTCAAAGCATTAGAATTCAACAATCTATTCAAACATATTATCACAACAACTGTCGGCGATCCGGACCACATTGTCGACGACGAACACATCAGAACATTAGGTCCAGAATCTGACACTAGCATCGACTTCTTCTTTGAAACCAATATCGCACATTCTTCATCAAACATCACAACTAACAAGACCATCGGTCGAGAATACACAATGTATCTTTACAGACCAGAAGATGTGATCTATGACGATGTATCAAGAACGTATTTTGATATTCAAACAGAATATGTAGTTCACAGAATAGCTACGATTTTATTCAGATACAGAACCCTCATCCTTTATGCTATCAGAGACAATGAATCAGTCTTTGATGATTCAGATTTTCAACAGTATCTTTCATTTTTACGTTTAGATGATAACCGAAGACTTTTCAATGATCAGATAGAAAATTTTATCTCGATACTAACTCATACCGAGAATTCACCTGAGAACTTCGGAGTGATCAGAAGGATGTATGATATACCATTTGATGAAGTTCTCGATCTGAATCGTGCCTTATACAAAAGGGCACACAGTTTTATCGGCACAGGATATAGTCTAACTTCTGATCTAGTTGGGTCCATACCGTTCGGTTTAGTTCCGAATGCTGCATACGAAGTGATTGATATTGATGATCCCTACCGACACAATCAGAAAAGATCAGGGGTGAATGTAGTCAGATATCAGATGTACAGGGGGAACATCATTCTATGGACCCTTTTACAACGTATCATTATCAAAAGCTACAACACTTTTTTCAACAACATACTGAATCCGAATCAATTGATCAATAGACTTCAGAAATCGGACATAGTTAGGTTCATTAATACGAATACAAACACTAATACAGTCAAACAAAAGATGGACGTATTAAAACAATACATACTAAATAGAAATCTGAGTCCGGATCTCTACAATGAGATCTACAACATCCTTAAATCAGAAGTATCGGACCATTTTGTGAATAAAGACGGTTCGATTGACTACTATAGGGACAAACAGACACGAGAACATCTAACAACGATCGAGACAAATGATTTTACTGATTCTGTCAGTACTTCGATGATCACCTACTGTCGACAGATATTGATATACTACAACATGTTGATCTCGAGATACGATCGGATGAAATTCATGATGAACATCAGAAACATATCCCTCCAGAGTGATTCATACTATTTTAACTTCAGTCATAAGATTGCTGAACAGTACATGCAAAACATCTTGACCACCATTCGAAATATGAAGATAATAAATGTCAATCCTCAAAATATTTCAATTGTCAGTGATAGTTTCTACTACGATGATACCTCAAAATATTATTTTGTAGATAATAACACTTTTAGAGCATACACTGTAGACAGATTTGTTCACATCACCGACAAAATCAATGAATGGCATATGTTTGATAGAAACAACAATCATCATCTTCGACAATGTTTTACTTTGAATCATCTAATGGATATGTTACGAATGCTTGGAATTAGAGATGCGGCACTTACTGAAGATATTGGAGTCTATCACTACTATGATAGGATCGGTGCCGGTACGGACATCAGAATCAACGATGATTTTGAAAAATATGTTTCGGTCGATCCTGTGACACGATCTTTGAACAACTACAACCTTTACATTAATGAAGCGTCTCTTGTATACGATCCGGAACAAGGGGGAGGATTCGCGTTTTATCCTGTAATTGGGAAATATGTCGATTACACTGGAATATACAACAAAGTATGGTACTATCTACCTACAGTATCAAACATCCTCTATGATCAGTTCTATTCTCCGGTGTCTCTGGATTCGATGTTAAATGACAATGATACTGATAACTATTTCAAAGAGGACACTATCACTGAAAGAACTTTTACTAAATGTTTGACTACATCTCCTTTATTGTACCTGACAAACAAGATAAATCATGCAACAGTCAATGAGTTTGCCTTTACTCCTCATCTTAAGATATGGGAGAAGGGATTTCACGATATCTACACCGCACCCATCGTACGAATTGCAGATTACGATACAGTGCAAAACAACAAGCTACGGGAGACATCAGCCCTCAAAAGGTTGTTAGATATGTACACATTCTTTGTAGGTAGTTTCGAACACACCGATATCATCGATACTCTGGGTTCGGTGTCTAACATCTTCAAATACAACGAAGGGTCTTTAAGAAACTCTGTTGACTCTTATCAAAAACTGTTGGTGTCGCTCGTTGATAAAACGGCCGTATCGTTCGACCTATTGTCACCAATCCTACGAAAAGAACACTTAATTACCGTTTTAACGATGGAATCTGCTAAGATATCTGTTCCTGCGAACAACATAGTACATCTACATACCGATACTACGAACAATATACTGAACGATATGTTAAACACACAACAAACACTAATCGCCTACATCAAACACAAAAGATATCGCCACATAACAGATGATCAGATACGACATATCAATAGATTATTTGATGAGGTGAAATCGGTCCTCCTTAAAAGTTCTAACACATTAACAACATTAGTAAATAGACTTCCAAACGACACAGATAGGATCAAAAGACAGATTGCATCAGGTTCTATTAATAATCGTGCACAACTAGAAGAGATTCTATTGGGACCGGTCGATCTCTTATTAAAAACAATAGTTCCAGATCTGGAGGATCAGTTTCTACAAGTAATGGACGAACTCTCCATAGTACTACAAAGAAGTGGGGTGTTTTTTATCAGAAGTTTCGTTGATTCGCGAATCTACACTCCGGCAAAACTGTTCAATGCCGAAAACATGAGTTTGTTTAATTCATACGGATCGTTCAAGGATGTTTTGTATCTTATCCTGGCAGATATCATCAGAGCCATCACTCCTGCCGATACATCCATCAAGACGTTCCTGACTTACACGTCGGGCAAACCCAATTACTATAATTTAACCGGTATCAACATAAACGATGATATCAATGCCCAGGGTATCCAAAATCTATTCATCAATTCAATAAATTCAATAAATTCAATTAATTCAATCAATGATAATACCAGTATCGAATCCAGGGTTGTAGCATTCAATTCAATCATACAAAACATCAAAATCACCGTTAAATCATCCCTTGATCCGATGTCTAAAATCACTAATCTACCTTTGTACATTGACTTGTCCAGACCGACAGTTGACGGATTTCACAGATACGATCTAAACAGGTTGATCTTCACCCCGAATGACATCTCTAATCCTATCGGCGATCGACACATCATCGATAATTACTATGATTACAAACAGAAGATGATCCAAAACAGAATCAAAACGGATCAGGGATTATTAGCCCATAAGACCAAGAACATTCGGGCCAACAATGAACTGATAGCCCGTTCGATGTTGAAAGGAGCTTCTAACAGTCGTGATACAGTACAGCCTCAGTTTATTCAACAATCGTACATAGGATCCGATGTCTACAATCAAATCGTCAAGATTCTTTTGAAAATAAAACCGAAACATGCATGGGTTCGATATCTTGGATACAGAATGATAGAACAGATATCTTTAGTAGTAGATGGCGAACAGATCAGCATATTCGATAGTGATCTTCTGTTACTGCTTCACAAAACGTACGATTCTATCAATCATAGAAGAGGGATCAATATTCTGATAGGTAATGTCCCCGAACTATATGAAATATCAGAACGCACGAGGGATTCAATTAGATTGTACATCCAGATACCTTTCTTTTTCGGAAGGGACTATGGTAACAGTTTGACTCTGGTGAACATGTTGTATTCAGAGACCGAGATAAAACTAAAATTAAGAAGTCTAGACGAACTATTGTATCTAGAACCAGGGGCAGAGTTGGCGAAACCTGTCGTATTTGAAGCGAACATCTTGGGCAACTACATCTATCTTAGTGAAGAGGAGCGAAAGAGTTGTGCAACCCTCAAGACGGATGCACTGATGGAACGTTACATAGCGGCCGGTCCGTACTACAGAACTTTTGCAAATCTGCTGTACAATGTACCAACCAATCCCAGACCGATCAATAATGTTCTAAAGTTCATGTACAATTTCGCCGATTGTTGTAAGTATCTAATATGGAGAATACAGGTCATAGATCCTGATGCCAGGGACATTGATAAGATATACTGGGATCTACCCGGCTATCAGGTGAGGAATCCTGACGGCATTATTGATGAAAGATTTAAAGGGACCAATATTATCAAGAGCGTCATAATCGAATTTAATGGACAGATTCGAGAACAGATAAAAGATGGGGACTTTTACACATACCTAACTCCTTACAATACGTACATGAACGGAAATCTGGATTCTGGGGAAGGATTGTATTCAATGTGTCTATTCCCGAAACGTCTACAACCATCGGGCGCAACGAATCTCTCGAAAATAGCCGATGTATCTTTTTATTTTCAAATGAGCGATGAGATAGTCCATCTAATGAGAACTGCTGGATTCCAGGTTAAAGTTACCATGTGGGCCTGTTCTTACAATATATTCGCCGCTATCAGTGGGTTCGGAGCTCTAAGGTTTTACGGTACACACTAAATTAAATGGACTGGAGTAGGATTGCAGATCATATATACATTATTAATCTTCGTCGAAGAACCGATCGACGTCGTTTCATGGAGTATAAAATCAAAAAAATGGGTATACCTGTCACACTATACGAATTTTTTGATGCAACCGATGGTCATGATGAACAGTATGACACTCTCTATGAAACGATAAAATTTCAAATTAATTCCCGTGGTGCGATGGGTATATCGTTAACTTATATTCGACTTCTTGAGGATGCACACAATAACAAGTATGAAAGTGTGTTGATCTTCGAAGATGATATCAGTCCTCACATAAATCTACATAATTTTTCGTTCGATAAAACGATAAAACAAACCTACGATATCATATGGTTAGGGGCCAATCAACCGTCAATGAGCATCACACAGAAGAAATCCATAGATTATGGTTCATATCTTCCCGAACCACAGAATCAGTTCTACACATATGGAGCCTATTCGATACTTTTAACTCAAAACTGTATCTCAAAGCTAGTAAAGTTAATCAATCACAATACTATTTCTTATTTAAAACCAATCGATAATGTATTTAATGATCTGATAATGACACAACAGATTACAGGTATTGTGATCTATCCGTTTTGGTTCGTTCCTGATGTGACAGAGTCTGACAATATGATCAGACGAGACCAGAATGAGTTTGCGGATGTTAGGGGGATTGATATGAAAGATTTCGAATACGTTTCACAAAGGGATATCAATAGTTTAAGAGATTTTGTTAACACAACATTAACATCGATAAAAGGGATTACCTGTCTGGAGATACTACACAATATCAAAGACAGTATTAATAATAACAACAACATACAGAATACAAATCGCCGTATGTATGTATCCCTTAACATGAAACAGGTATTCCTGAGAATTACAAAATGTATCACTAATTACAACGATATCATCAACATACTGTAAATCAGTCTATTGTAAATAAGTCTATTGTAAATAAGTCTATTGTAGAAATATTGAATGTATCTATGTCTGACCATAAATACATTAGTTGATCGAATTTAAAGTACCAATGTTCCAAGAAGATCCATATTCTATTGATAGTCTAATGACCGATATGGGGAGTATCACAATCGATTCGAATCGGATCTGTATCATCTGTAAAGATACGACATATGAGATAATCAACGACACATGTCAAAACTGTCATTTGATATGTCATCGAAACTGTTTGCAAAATTGGATCTGTTACAGACTTAATAACTATGGTTCAAACGTTTACTGTCCAGAGTGTATGAACATCTATGATCCAGACGTTATTAAGAGAATGTTATTAAACAAGTTCTAACATCTACAGGTTCCTGATTTTGTTGGTACTAAAGGTTGTATCTTGATGATAGGTCCGGAGTTTAAAAAAAGTTGTATTTCATTATTCTCGATCTTTTTTTGAATGCATTTTACAATCTCTGTAAAACATATTTCGACGTTTAGTGACGTTTTTGCACTGGTCTCATAGAACAACAGATTATTTTTCTCTGCAAATGCTTTACCTTCTTCATAAGAGACCTCACGTTGATCTGCAAGATCGATCTTGTTCCCGACCAAAGCAATCACAATGTTGAGATCACAGTATTTTCTAAGTTCGATTAACCACGTACTTAACAGATCAAAAGAATGTCTCCTTGTTGTATCGTATACCAATAAACATCCTATGGTCCCTCTGTAATATGATCTAGTAATTGACATGAATGTTTCTTGACCTGCAGTATCCCATATCTGCATCTTATAATTAGTATTACCTATCGATACGATCTTGGTGGCGAATTCAACACCTATCGTCATATCATGACTTATCTGAAATCTTTTATCGGTGTATCTCATCATTATGTTCGATTTTCCGACTGTTGAATCACCGACTATTATGAATTTGAGAACGTAGTCATATATTGATTTTGACATCCTTTATAATAAGGTTAGAAGATATATATCTTAAGGTATGATAGCACGAATATCTATCTTCTTTTCAATTTTTTGTAAATTCGTGTAATGTAACGAAGATGACGAGATGTGAGCAATTTCAGTATGAACATTCATTCGTGGGGTTGCGTATCACTATCGCTTACTACCCCCGGCCATTTTTTGAAACTGTAGGTCCTACCACAATAAAATAGAATTGAATAAATATGTTGGGGTAGGAAGCGATAGTACGTAGTACGCGCAACGCAGCCCACACACATGAATGTTCATAATTAATCGTTCAATTTCAAGTTTATTTAATCACATTCCATCCTATTCCTTACGGTACACACACATTGATTTTTGTAAACTTTTCCCGATGGTTAGATATAATGAATCGTACATTAAAACATAAACGAAAACATAAAAATGCTACCTCATCTAAATCGGATGAGCTTGATAAGATAGTGCTTAAAAAACATCAACAAATACCGGTCGAATATATGAAGAATCATCGTGCACTACTCCTGTATCATTCTACGGGTTCAGGTAAAACTATTTCTGCTCTTATCGCGATGTATCAGTTTCCAGAAAACATCATTATAATCGGACCGAAGTCATCCAAAAAAGCCTTTTATGATGACATCAAGAAATTAGAATTGGATGCGAGCCGTTTCAAGTTCTACACCTACACCAAGATCAAGAAACTTATCAAAGAGACTAGTATCGATATTCTGGCGGAGTTTTCGATTATACTGGACGAAGCTCATGCTTTGCGGAACGAAACGATGGATAATATGATGCTCATATCAGCTCTAGAATTAGTCAAAAGAATAATCCTTCTGACCGCGACACCAGTTATCAACTATCTGAATGATCTATCTGTTCTGATTAACATCATCCAGAATAAAGCCGTTTTACCAACGGATGTTAGAACTTTTAATGCATCTTATTATGATGAAGATTCAGGTACTATCACAAATCGTGATGTTCTATCAAACAAACTGAAAGGTTGCATCTCATTTTATGCTAGAAAAAGGGAACATGAAGACTATCCGGAGTCCGACACAATGTATATCAATATCGATATGAACGATGAACAGTTAGAAGAGTATCGATCATATCTAAAAAAATTCCTCTATGAACATACTGTCGGTAGTTTAACACACAAGATTGATTTTGAGAACATCAATGCAAGAAAAAAGAACTTCTTTTTGAGTGCAACCAGACAACTATCTAATACGATCGACGGGAACTCTGATTTCCCCAAGATTAAAGCCATATATGAATACATTAGAAAGGGCCCTTATCCTTGTGTTGTATACTCCAACTATCTTACGAACGGAGTGTTCGCTTTAACACCACTATTAGAAAGGGACAGTATTCTATACAAAACGATTACTGGAGACACTACAGACGAAAAGATAGATAAGATTGTTGACTCGTACAATAAGGGTAAATATCAGGTGTTATTGATCACCTCGGCCGGATCAGAGTCTTTGGATCTGAAAAACACAAGACAGATTCATATTATGGAGCCTCATTGGAACGAATCAAGAATCAAACAGGTCATCGGCCGAGTTATCAGATACAAGTCACACGAATCACTACCAGAAGACCAACGGCACGTTATGATATACAGATGGTGTTCAGTGTTTCCAGAACTGATCAACAACGTTTCTGCCGATCAGTATCTGATAGAACTAAGTAAGAAGAAGGATCATATATTCAAACAATTCGTATCTCTTATCAAGGATGTGTCGATAGAGAACTCTACGAAAGACAAAAAAATGACAGGAGGTACATTCACACATCCAATAAAACCCATTTCAATGTATCGTGCGAATAAAGAGGATTATTTTATTTTACGAAATATTCTGAAACAGTACAATATAAATACCTTTTAATTCGGCAGTATGTACAGATTCAAATCAAATCATGTACACATCACCAAAGATGTGTTTATCCATCCCTCTAATGATCTAATCCCCTGTAATGAGATAATATTAAAACCCACACATATCGATACATCTACATCTGCATCTAGTAATCGTCATTTGATAGACATTAAAAAAGAATCGTGTGTTAATGGTAAAAATTGTGAAGCTTGTTCAAATTCTAATTCAAGTTCTAAAGAATCATATCACTACGAAGAACAAACTCAGAGCAGAGTGTGTTGTAAAAACCTACTTTGTGATGATAAAAATAACAGAGATGGTTTATATGGCAGAGACGGTCTACATGGTAAAGATGGTTTTCATGGTAAGGATGGGTTTCATGGTAAGGATGGGTTTCATGGCAAGGATGGGAGAGACGGTAAAGATGGTAGAGACGGCAGAGACGGTAGGGATGGTAAAGATGGTAAAGATTGTTGTTGTTCAGACAAGTGTTATACTAGTAAATATGGTCGTAAGTATGGTAGTAGATGTCCCGACGAATGTGTAGACAAATGTGCCAATAGTAAATACACCTTCAAGTATCTGTACAAATATCCTCCTAGTACCTGTCCAGTCGATAACTCTTGTTCTGATTCTAGTTGTAGTTGTGATACCAATTCTGATTGTGATTCTAGTGATTGGAACGATTCCAGTTGTGATGATTGCAATAGTTTCGGAAGTTTCGATACGCTCCCCCCTAAACACCATGAACATCATACACACAAAATAAAGGTACCTGTCTATGATCCATGTGCTGGTTCTTTTGAATATCCGGTTTATGAGTCTGATGTAGTTCCGAACAATATTACAGGTGACAATTTCGATGATAATTTCAATGATAATTTCGATGATAATTTCAATGATAATTTCGATGATAATTTCAGTAATAGTTCGAATGAGAGTTCGAGTAATACCAGTCCTTATTAGAGGTCGTAAATAAAATTGAATAATAATGTGAATACGGACAATACTGCTACATATTGCCACAACCACAGTAAACAATTTAGAGATATATAATAAGTAAATTGACAATGATGAAATATGCAGTAATTACGGATACTTCGGTTGTTGATACTACCAATAGTGAACACGGGGCTAGTGAATATGCGGCTAGAACGAATCCAGATGCTATTCTACTCCCTTTATCAACAGAACAAGATATTATTAACGATCCACAACATCTCCCTGGAAGATACATTATTACCGATATAAGAACAGCTAAACTTTTGGATAAGGTCAAGATAGTCACACCTGGACTCATCTATGGTTCGTCTGTCACCTTCGAAATAAGACTGCTTCAAACATGGACGATTTTGGAGATCACAGACATCGTCAAACAGAACATCATACCTAACACTTCAAAAGTTTCGGATAAAAATATTACGATCGGTGATAAGATCATTCTACCATCTACCAAACCACCTACATCGAATATCACATGCAAACCAAATTTGGCACCAAACACCACACCAACTACATCTAATGGACTAACTTCAACAATAAAACCACCCCTTTTTAAACCCTGTGAAAACGATGATTCTCAAAATAAACCATCAGTGTGTCCGAAACTACACCCGACTCAAACCCAAACTCAAACTCAAACTCAACCTCAAGTTCAACCTCAACCTCAACTTCAATTTCAACCTCAACCTCAAGTTCAAGTCAAACTTCAATCATCTCAATCTTCTCAATCTTCTCAATCTTCACAATCACCACAATTTGTACAATCCAATCATCAGATTCATCCGCGAACGATCACAACAAAGATAACCAATATGCCCAAACCAGTGATCATTGATTCGGACAACTCGGACCAACTATGTAATGTGTCTCTTGAGGATATATCAGTTAATCCACAGATCTTAAGTATAGGTAATCCAGAACAACGAAAACAACAACGTGAAAAGCTTGAACTCATAATAAATCAGAATATCGCGTTAGGTGCTTTACAAGAAGAACACATCATCGTCGTTGTTCCCAATCAAAAACAAGGGGAAAAATACCTAGGGGATCTCTGGAGAGAACGTTATCCTGCATGTTTTGTGTATGGAAAGCCCGATGACGAACTCCTCTATTATCTGAATGCTCAGAAATCAAGACAGACATGGGATCAGAAAAAGAATGTATTTACCAGACTTGTAATCTTTGATAACTGTCTTGATGGTACCTTTATCAATAAACAACAAGCCTATGCGTACTTTTCAGTCGCTAGTCAGTTTAAATTGTATAACATAATCTTAACAAATAATTCTGATGTGATATGTTCTTCCACAACCAACACGACTACGGTTATGTTGCATTCCTTCACTCCAGAATGGATGACCCATATATCAGCAGATTTTATTAAAAGATACCCTATTGTGAAAGATCAGAAGACTCTGGAAAAACATCTCAGAAACTGTATCAGAACGAATCAGTGTCTGGTCGTCAACAAGAATAAACCTTTATTCATTGAATCATTTTAAGATAGATTAAATTTTTAAAATTAAATGCTAAATGTGACCGCTCCATAAAACAACACATTCATCAAAGATTGTAATACAGCACTTTTTTGTATATTTTGACTAAATAGTTCAGACGTTACACCGATGAACAACATTACAAAAGGTTCTATGAAAAAACCAGTATTCGTGATAGATTTGAGAGTTGAGTATGCGATCAATATACATTTTATTACTGTAGTTTCGAAGAACAGTTTTTCACCATTACCGTAACTGGTGAAAGGATCATTTTGTTTACTGGTTTTAAGTAGAAACTTTACGTATGAACTACCAGTCGCCATAAGTAATGTTATGCTACATAGAATGACACCCAAATAATCATGGCTAATACCGCATTTGTAGATAGGTAGTAAAGCAATCAAATTTGTGAGAATAGTCAAATACGCTCTCAATAAAGATCCCATATCTTGTAAGTGTGTATTATATATACAAAACATACTGAGAATGTCAATATGTTATGTTTTTCAACTTTTTTGTTAATAGTTGTGAGATAAGATTATCTACATGAACGTTACAACCATTGATTTTTTGTATTGTTTTAAATTCTAATGATATCCATTCTCATACAGATAGTTTAGAATCTCTAAATGACCATTTTCAGCAGCGTAAACACAACACCGTTCATCCGGATGACATCCGTTCTCATGCAGATATTTTAAAATTTCCAAATGACCACTTGTGATAGCATAATAACAAGTATTACTATTCAAAGGACATCCATTCTCGTGCAGATATCTTAGAATCTCTAAATGACCATTCTCGGCAGCATAACAACAAATATGATTACTCCAAGGACATCCATTCTCATGTAGATATTTTAGAATCTCGAAATGTCCATTTTCAACAGCATACGCACAAACACATGTATCCCAACGGCATCCATTTTCATGCAGATATTTTAGAATATCCAAATGGCCTTTCATTGCAGCGTGATAACAGGCATCAATATTCCAAGGATATCCATTTTCATGCAGATATTTTAGAATCTCTAAATGATCATTTTGGGCAGCATAATAACAAGACCATGCACTCCAAAAACATTCATTTCCTCCGCGAAATTGTGTTTGTGTTTGTAGATATTTTAAAATCTCTAAACTTCCGGAATGAGCTGCTTGTTCGTGATATTCTCGTACAGCACGTGGTAGAGTTAAGTTCGTATCAGGTGTTAACCATTTGAACAGATCCGAATGATTATTACGAATCGTATCGATAAGAATATTATGTATGTCAGGAAACGTTTTGTACATCTTGTGACCGACAATCAACAAAGACTTACAAACTCGACTCAATGAAAATACCGAACCAAGATTCATCAAGTCCATTACCAATAACATCAACTCGCGAGGAAGAAATGTTAGAGCTGATGTAACAATATTAGTATTAGTTTGTAATATCGACGATTTCATCATGATACTATGTTGTTTTTTGCTGGTATGACCTTCATACAATCAAGACTTCAATTTTTAATAAATCAAATTGTGTAAGCAATCGTTCCGTAAAAGAACACATTCATAATAGAATGTAAGATCGGATATTTGTTTGTTGCCTTACTGAAAAATGAAGTCATCAAACCAGTAAATGCTAGTATGGCAGGTTGTTCTAAAGTGTTGGTAATCACATATGATCTGTAGATTGAGTATGTAATTAAAATGTATCTGAATAACGTATCATCATAGTCCGGTTGTTGATAGATATCGAGAAGGGTGAAAGGATTGTTTTGTGCACGTGTCTTAAGTAGTCTGTTTATGTAAGCACTACCGATCGTTGACAAGAATGTTAAACAACACAGAATCGCACCCGGATAGTCTCGACTAACAACAAACCTGTAGATAGGGATTAATGCCACGGCGTTAGTGAGAATATCAATGTATGAATGTGCTAGGGGGACCATTTTTGATAGTTATTATGATAATGATATACATAAAGTATCATAGATTATTCGTATATTTCAAATTCAATCTTTTTTCCATTTTGTTGCTGGGGGTAAATCGATTGGGGCAGGAAGCGATAGCATGAGCATGAGCACGTAGTGCAAGTGCGCGGAACGCAGCCCCTCCAAATGGATGTTTATGATCAACTGTTCGGATTCATTTGGTCATATTTTGTCTTTTTACTCTAAATGATGTAGGCTAGTGTTCCATAAGCACATACATGCCATACAGTACGTAGAATAGTAAAGAGTATTAGATTATCCGTTCGATCACTCAGTTCTAATGCAACAAGTCCAATACCAAATGTTGTGACAGAGACTATCAATGATGTAATGTCCGGATCAACAATGTAGTTCATAACATAATTGACAATCCCATACCCAGCCAGAACACACGTTACAAACCTATCGATGCTCAATAGGTATCTACTATATTTTTTGAAATGTACTCCGGGCAATCCGTGTTTAGTATCACTGAGATGCATCAAGACCGCTGCTACAAACGAACAACAACACAACAGAGTACCCAAAATATCATGTATAATGATATATCTCCAGATGGGAACTAAAGCTACTATTAGTGTAAATGTATTGATATAGGTACATGTTACTGGATCCATTCCGATGTATTGTAAATTATACAATATCAATGCATCGATACTTTATCCGAATAAAATTGAAATTTGTAACTATCTGATAACATCTTAACCGATCTAATCTGATTATTCAGTCCAAATGATTTCGCAACAGTTGGAATGTTTTCTTGATGAACACAAGATTAGGATATCATGTACAAATCTAAGAAAACTTTCAGATCTATACCAAAATTGTGATTCAGATGCGGATAGAGATCTAACTGGACTCCTGATATCCAAAACACTGTCTAATCGTTCCCTAACTTATGTAATGAAAGAAAATAATCTATCTTTACTGTTAAACTATCAGCACCGAATTGATGATCCGACTTTGATAGAGATAATCAGACAGAATATTGGTGATTTAATAAGATCTGTTCTACTCAACGATAGAATGCCAACATACATCATGATGAAACGAGCAGACAAGATAGCAAAAACTATAACATATGACGATTCCTTTTTAATCTTACCTATCATTGCGAATTGTGCACATGATACATTTATGAAACACTCTATATTCCCCTCATCAATACTATGGATCATCATAAAAACCCCACAAGGGATCGGTGGAACGATTATTCATAGTATTGTTAAGGATCTTGAAACACAATCAGACCCTGAATCCGATGACATCACAATAATATCATCATGTGATATCAATATCGGACGCGAAAGTTTAGTAACTAGTATTGGGATCGTCGATCCGGAGAAGAATGTAAATATAAATCATAACACTATTAGAACAAAAGATAATGTACAAGTACAAATAGAGGCACTTTTCAATATAGTATGCAATACCATCATTACATATACTGGTACGACATTTATCAATGAGTACGATGAACTACTAGCTCCTTTAGTGAATACTCCTTTGATGTCTCCTGACCGAATTCTACCGATAATAATCCGTAATGCATCGGTAGAATGCGCATTGCAATTCATCAAACAAATCCCGATCATCTGTGATGAATCCGTTGTGCGTAAGATTGCAACTAGTGTACCTAATATGTATAAACTACTATTCACTCATCAATTTGATTTCAATATCATCAAACGACGTAAATTACATAGACACATATCGGACGACGACTCTTCGGATGAGGGGCCATCACCTACTTCATACATTGATATTTTTTTCGAAATCCTTAAACAAACCGCTGATTTCATGGATAGTACGACCATCGATAACATTATCATGATAGTTCATGGAATGGATACACAAACACAAATACAACCACTACCATCAACATCGATACAAACACTATCAAACAGATACGTATCGAAACAAACACTATCAAACAGATACGTATCGAATAGAGATGAAGATAGTGTACAAATGAAGATATCTTCAGAACTGTTCAATATCGAGGCTATCAAAATCATCAACACATATTTCCCGGTCCAACTATTACAGATGATTCAAAAACTGTTTTTAGGTTCATTGTGCGTATTTAATCTGAATACGTCAAAGAAGTGCATTAATCGTGATTATCGAAATGATCTGATAAACTACACACGTCTATTAAATTTGTGGGGATATCTACCTTATGACAGATTATGTGGTAAGTACCTAATCTTAATGGACGATGTAAAAGTTTGTCCTTTGTGTCTAACCGAAACCAAATGGTCATTAAGGTGTAAACATGCTATGTGCAGAAGATGTTTTGTAGATAGCGCATACACTCTCGAAAATATGAACCGTTACAAAGGTTTGGTGTTCGATGATTGTATAACATGTACAACTACCAAACGAATGAAACGTCTAGTGAATGATGCAGCGAGAGATAACAGGGATCGGCCCATAAGACGTCTTGACGTTGATCTAATGGAAGACGTGGGTGATATATGAGTAAAATTGAATATTGATTATTTTGTGATGTCCATTAGGTACTGTTTATAACTACACAATGGACGATGATATTGATAATATTGATGATATTGATGATATTGATGAGATTGATGATATAAATGTTGTTGTTGATGTTGATCTAGATCCGGAAGCAATTCTACCAAGATGTCCCCACTACAATAGAGGATGTCATCTTTTGTATCCATGTTGTAATGAGTACTTTGCTTGTAGATTCTGTCATAACGATACAAAAACCGATTACAGACTGGATGTAAAACTGATGCATGAGGCTGATAGGAGAGATGTTGTTACGGTCAAGTGTAGATACTGTTTATTAGAACAAGATATTGCGAACATTTGTATCAATGATCAATGCAAAAGAATTTTCGGGAACTACTACTGTAGTATTTGTAAACTTCTAGATTTAGATGACAAAGGTCAGTTTCATTGTGACAAGTGTAATATATGTCGTCAGGGCGGTAGAGAAAACACTGTACACTGTGATAATTGTGGAATATGTGTACCAATCATCCAATTCGAGCAGAATCTTCATAAATGCGTTCACAGGATCGATGGGGATTGTCCGATCTGTTGTGGACCTTTGTTCGAATCAACAACAGCGTGCACCACGACTCGATGTGGTCACTGGTTACATAGTGCATGTTTAATGGAATACTCTAAATTCAACAATCGTTGTCCAGTATGTTCTAAATCATTTGGTGAAACTGATGCACAGACTGCATACATTGATCATCAGATAGAGATAACACCGATGCCCGATGAATACAAAGATATCATGGTTAATATTCTGTGTAATGATTGTTTGAAAAAATCCAGCGTCAAACTCCACTTTTACGGTCTGAAATGTGGAGATTGTAACAGCTACAACACAAGCAGGATATGACATTTTTTATCATATACGAAAAATTTACCAAAACCACTAAGTATACTAAATGTTCCAAGATCAACTATCATTGCTATTGTTAACAATTGTGATACTGATCATACTGATATGGGTCCTTTATCCAAGACCAGATTCCAACTACGATCCTAATCAACATCTGTATCTACATACACATGAAGATGAACCTTCTATTAAACTCCATCTTGAAACATACGCTCCCATCACCAATGCTGAAAACAGTATCTACGTAGAGGCAGGAGATCTGATAGTAGCTCATGCATCAGACGATGGAACAGTGAAGTATTATGTCGTCCCCACAACACCTGTACTCGATTACGGATTCTTCAAACAGAAGATGGATAATCACGACTACAGATTTGTTCGTGTACTAGATCCAGAAGACGATTCTAAAACTACTTTTCTAAATGCGATACCAAAGATGGATCTGATAACCGGCCTCCCTGAATACGTATATGAAGGGTCCGAAGAATATGCATTAGTCTATGCCCTCAGATTTAGACCAGAGATATTCAGGTTTTTATACAGTGAAGATGTGGTAGATATGGCTCCATACTCAGTAAGTAAAAACAAAGCAAAGATACTGGCAAAACCTATCATGGACATTTTTATTCAAACATCACACTAATGATCAATACACAAAATATTAAATTTGAACATGTTGTATATCCACAACCAATCATGGAATCTGATAAAAATCTTGAACCACAACATTATCATATAGTCATCGGGATCTTAGTTTTGATCATTATCGTTCTTTTGATTCGGAGCTGCATTACAACCTCTTACGATGAATGTGATGATATGATAGATCTATCAATTCTTGAAGATGCAAGATACGGACATAATCGTAACTGCAACTGTAATAAACACAAACTTTTAGCACACGCCGAACACTTCGCCGATTATGCTGATGTAGGTTTCGAACCCGATTACGGTTGGTTATCTCAAAATGGTTTACTGCCATGGTGGAACTCTACCCGACACACCCGTAACATGTCGTACGATCTCAGAGGAGATGTACCGATCACTCCATCTTATGTAGGTCCATGGCTCAACTCCGAACTAATCTAGGATCTATTCGGTTAGATATTGTCCTTTGTGCTTAAAAAAATTATTGTAGACTTGTTGATGAAGAAAGAAACACAGAAGCGTTTGATTGTTACCTATGAGCAGTTCTGATACTTCATCATTGGGTTCAAAATTTTGGATATCTTTTAAGGTTCTGATCTTCTTTGATAGTGCGAAGATCAGAATTCTTGTGTTGTCTGGTGTTGATAGTGCATCTCTTAGGAAGAATTCTTCCGGATCGGTTTTAACTGTCGTTTCTTCTAGAATCTCACGACTCAAAGCCTCTTTCCATGATTCTGTCCAATCAACGAACCCACCCGGGAGTGCATACTCTCCAATGTAAGGTTTAACAGCTCTCTTCGCAACAAGAACACCAACATTATTGTTAACTTTGAATGGCATGATACCTACTGCTACCGGTATGGGATTTCGAAAAGTAACATTACTACAATTCCGACAAGATCTAGGCCACGACGATGTACCATATTGTGTCCCACATGATCCACAGTATGAATATGGTATGTATTGTTGTTTGACCAAATCCGAATAAGTACGTATTGTAAATGGTCTTGTAAATCTCTTAAAAAACATAAAACTTGAATGTGGGATAGAAGATATCGCCCTAGTATACATAGACAAAATAGTATTCAACTTTAAAAAATTGATGTATTATCTCGATGTGTTGTCCATAATTTAAGTAAAGTACATTATGTATGAAGGATTAAATGAATATCGACAATGAAAGCCCCTTTCAATCTCTCAACAGGTCGAAAGGTGTATTGATCTTGGATTGGGACGACACATTTCTACCTACTACATTTATCATGGATAATAAGCTTCTACTCGAGGGTATGAAATTAGTTCCTCCTGATGGTGATACTAAAATTATGATAGATACATGTTGTGTTAAAATTATCGAACTATTTGAGATGATACTAAAATTGGATCTACACGCGTACATCGTTACAAATGCACTATCCATGTGGGTTTTCATGTCTGCCGAACATTTTTATCCGGATCTTTTCAAAAGTGAGGTGTTCTGGAAGATACCAGTCGTATCTGCCAGGGACAGGTACTCTGTTCTTCATCCGATTAGTATGTCCAGATGGAAAAATCTCGCTATTCGTGACATCGTCGTTGATCATTCTATCAACAAAATTAACGGCAACATCGACAACATACAGAATATCATCAGTATAGGTGATTCTAATTACGAGCGGAATGCTGTACTATCATTGAGAACAGAAACGATTTATGTAAATTCAGTCCTATTAGAACTGATGGGGAAACCATGTCCTAACATAGATATCACCACACTAGATCTTACTAACACTCTCATCAAGACCATAAAACTACCAGATGAACCGAATCAATTAGATCAGTTCAACGCACAATTACAGTATTTAATAGACAATCTAGCGTCCATAGTACAAGAACCAATCGATATCGATATACTAATCACCATCAATAATAATATTGCTCCAGAACTTGAACCTGAACCTGAACCTGAGCCTGAACCTGAGTCTGAATATGATTTTGGACAACCGATGGATATCATGAAAGAACTAGAATCAATTCAGACTGATACGTTCATTCAATTCGAATTTGATGATACATCTATTCAAGGATGATCAGACGATCGCCGTAACGTCTACACATGTTTATCGGACTATCATAGCCATGATGAGCATTAGTTTTGAGTATCTGGTTCATGATAGTCCAGATATGTTTGTAGTCTTTTTGTTTACATGATCCACTATTTGCTATCTGATTGATGACATCATCGGTATGTATCATGTCTAGTATCGTATAGACATCGTACATCGAGGTATTCATTACATCTGTCGGATCATCAGATACAGTTGTCAGAATCAGTTGTTCCGTATTAGAAGATGTCTGATACAGTTCGTGTTGTTTGATGAAATTAAATATATTTTGTAACTGATTGTGGGCGTGACTAATATCGTTGATATTGTGTTTGATTTCAATGATTGCCAGGACTTCATTAGTGACATTGTTGATGGCCAATATGTCTATTTCTCCAATATGTTGTTTCAAATGTTTGATGACGATATTCGATGTTATGTTGATGACCGTTTGAATATATCTCTCTGCCAACAAGTTATGTATAACCGATCTACATCTGGATTCAAACATTGATCCTTTAATCTTTCGTGATTCATTTGTATTTTTACTGTGTTGGTTGATTTTAGTTTGAATCTTGTCTAAACCACAATCTGTCCAGACCTGTTTTAGTTTTGACCAGTGTTGATACGGTGGATCGGATCTTAACATCTCTTCTACTTTAATCAGCCTATTTAGTTTTGTATCGGATTGTTCTAAGGATTGAATCAGTTTTAGTTTTGATGCAATATCTGCACGAATTATCTTCATTTTTAGATCTACCGTTAAAGGATCGTGTGTTTTCTCGAGAGTTTGTTTAATAGTTTGCAATTTTGATTCATTTATTAAGTTCTTTCGTTTATTTGAGATGTCTCTATCTGACAAAATTGCATCATACTTGATGTAAGAAGATCCAGCTTTGTCGATAGCAGTTGATTTTTCAAATCTATCGATCAGATTCTTGATGTAGATCATCTTGTCGTATCGTCCTAATGTGTTGTTATTGTATGGTAAAGGCACTGATAATGCATTACATAACCAGTTCATATTACGAGATGTATTGATGATAGTATCGAAATCGTTAATGATGTTGGTGTAGAAAGTTGTTTTACGTTTTACATTCGGATCATTGTAGAGATTATGTACGTATTTGATGAACATGTTTGTACGTTGGTTAGGGGTGTAATCTGTTTCATATAGACCTGTTTTAGGATATTTTGTAATGATGCTATGATATTTCATACTATGGATAATCGTGGTTTTGATTACATAGTGTAGTATGTTCTAATTTTCAATTTTTATGTAAGGTAAGAAAAAGGACATAATGCGAACAAATGAATCTGACTGATTGACTATGAACATTCATTTGGTGGCTGCGTTTCGCTAATGCTCACTACCCCGTCTTATCCTGAAACCTTGAGTTCATCACAATCCGTAAATTTCAATTCCCTCTATTTTGTGTCGGATTGAATCGATCGGGGTAGGAAGCGACAGCGAGACGCAGCCCCCACACATGAATGTTCACAATTCATTCTGCTCATGTTTTGGAGACTTCAGCGGCAGTGAATGAAGCGGCATTAGCACGCGAATGAACGACGACCCCATATGAGTGTGTCATATTATTTGGTTATGTTCATTAGTTCATGTTACGAATATCAAGACCATTGATCACAATCACATTCATCACACACTTTACAATAGTTTTGGTCACATTCGTCACATCTTTTATAACAGCCCGAACAGATGTATCCTTTATCACATACATTACACCGTGACTCCCATGGATTTTTTCCACATAGAACACACAACATTTTAATGCCACATTCCGAACAACGACCACCATCAAACTCATGATTACATTTCTTAATCTTTGACTTTGACATCGCTTTTAATACATATCGGTAATCGATTAGCTCACAATGAATCAAAATCATAATTCGTTCAATTTTTTGAGGGTAGGGGTCGACCGAAGGTAATCGCTCGCGGCAGTGCAACGAAGCGTAGCGAAGTAACGGAGGTGCCATCGAATAGTTCTGATTATTTGTTCATATTCATTTTTCCCTATTGATTTCTACCAAAAATATTGAAACTTCGAAATATCTCATTATCAAAGTCCTAATGAATAGTCGTTCTTATCAATCATCATCCATGGATACAACTCCTAATAAATCGGAACAGTTCATACAAAAACTTCTTCAGTTACTACAAACACGATCAGAGAAATTAGTCAACCACTCAGTTGAACTATCATCCGCCCTAAAAGATGAATGTGCAGTGCTCGATATCTTAACATCTGACACTGCTACCATCATGACAGAACCCTTCAAACCGTTTTTCAAGTACTATCAAACAATACTTTCAACAGACAATCCTCACAAACATTTCCCCCTCAATAAAAACAATCTACCATCAAAGTTCCAAGATACACTCGATGATATCTTACACGACAAAATAAACGTAATGTTCGCGAAACTGTCTGAGAAACCATCGGAATTCAGAGAGGCATTAAATACTTTAACTCATGATGAATGGGTCATCATGACATTCTCAAGAGCTAATGTACCTCTTTTACATAAAATGCTCGACATATACCGATACAGACCAACTCACATGAAAGTCATACTAAATGTCGTACCACTACCAGTTTGGTTTTGTCCGTGGCACGTTGATGAATTCAATATGATCCCCATACAAACCCTAACTAAAAATATATGTCACTTCAATATGATATCCATGCGTGCAGAACAACAAACAATCCACACATTGATTAATAACAAGTTTAATTCAAAGATCAGATTTTTAAAAGTAAAGAATATGATACATAATCGTGTACGTGATCATGATATATTACTCATGTTCAGTAATGTTGCATGGTATCTGACTCTAGATCTGGGAATTATCAATCTCGATTACGAGGTCTTTGAACAAGTAAACCTACATGTCATAAAATAATATAATGTGATCGTATAACAGAACATAGTAGTGCGTTAATTATGCCACCAAAAAAATCTAGATCTAAGTCCAAATCAAAATCCAAGTCAAAATCAAAAATTTATCGTAAGGGATACACACGGAGAACAAGTACCGGAAAGTTAGTCAGAGTTCCTGGTGGATACATTACATCTACTTCACAATCCGGTCTAAAGAGATCAGTTCAAGATAGACGTTATCTCGCCGAAAGAGCCAGACTACAAGCCAGAGCCGCCAGACGAACTAAGTCCAAATCAAAGTCCAAATCCAAGTCAAGATCTCAATCCAGGTCTAGATCTAACAGTTGTGGCAGAGGACAGATCATGCGTGCGGCTTATCCACGAAAATCGTACCAAAGGTCTGATGGTACTCAAGTTAGTAGAGCAGTTGTGGGACAAACCTGTGTTACTGCCAGAGGAAAAGCCGCAAAAACCGGTCAAAAGGGTACTCAACTCTTTCATTTAGAAAAAGACGTCCTCAAACCTTACGGATACCAAAATGTTGCCAACATGTCTATGAACGATAGACATCGAGCTTTGAAACGAGCTTTGGTCGATATCAAACCACTCCCTTTATTCAGACGAATCAATGCCCTTTATGTTTTAAATGAGAATCAGAACCCAGATCTAGCCAGAGTGTTCAAAGCCGATAGAGACTTCATTAAAACCACATCTGAATACGCTATGAGGGATACTGCCAGACCAAAATCCAAAAGTAAATCCAAGAGCAGATCTAAACCAAAAAGAAGATCAAGTAAGTAATATCAAACATAAGCATACCATAAGTTATCATGGCACATTAAGCCTTTGTATACGTGAATTCGACTATCATATTCTTTTTTAAGATACTCATACCGAACACATATAATGTATCTGTGTCCGTATGCAATTTCATAGAATTCGAAAACATTACATTTATTATGCATGATTATTTTAAGAGCGTTTACAGCCTCATCTGGACTCTCGCCCGAGCCGTTGAATGTAGAACAACAGATGCCCATATATGTATATATATATGTGTATCGGTATAAACATTTAACTAACGCGATTACATTATTCATAGGTAGGTGGTCCTTTCACCTCACATACATTTGTTATGATTGATATATATATATTTAACCATGAGTTACATATTTATAGCACGCCACGGACCGACTCATAATGATGAACTAGATATACAAACTTATCGGGATTTTTTCGCACCAAAGATAAGAAATTTAATAAACACTATAACTAACAATGTCGGTATCGAACGTATATACACATCTCCTATCGCCAGATGCAAAAAAACGGCTAAAATCATCGCGAACAGTCTTAACATACCGCGTGATCTTCTCTTGAAAACTGATGCTCTATTGAGATTTGATCAGGAACGAGAATGCTCATGTATAACCAAGAAGAGTGCCAGATCTTTCGGTCACATACTACGTGAATCAACAAAGAATGTACTTTTAGTGACCCATAGTAGTGTCCTTAAATACGTATTGGAAGGACTCTCTCATACATCGATTAAGAAGTTCTATGTGAATAAAGGATCTGTCACTGTTTATGATACATCTACAAATGCATTTATCGATTTCAATCATGATTGGAAGAAAGATGTAGACACAATACCAGTACATGCACCTCCAATGAGCAATACCATAATTCCATCTACTGTCATAGAAAATACGATAAAAGTCGAATCATCTACCCCTGATGTGGAGGATGTCAGCATTAATACTAATAACGTCAATAATCTCAGTCATCTTAATCGTTTCAATCATTACAATCGTTTTAATCGTACCATTCCTGCTGTGAATCGTACCTAAATTCTCAATATTCTCGATATAAATCTATGAATCGGTATATGATGGACATACATAAAAGAGTACAGGGGCATTGATTCCATACATAGACGAAAATTTAAAAATTCATCGAATGGTTCTTCCGGTGGAATTTGTAGATTGTAAATACTGTTATAGATACGATTCATTACATTAACAGTCGATTCTTTCCCTAAAAATATGTTATCGAATTCTGCAAATGATACGTGCCACATCTGTGTCATTATGAATGTTACTCTGTTCTGAGCATATAATATCGCAAGAGACCTTATGGTAGGCTGTAAACGTCGATGATAACAATCATCCAGTATCACAAGAGAATTGGGACTCAATGTACATAGATCATCTACTATCTCATTTGTCAAAGCAAAAACTATCGTTGCATCTGGAATATATGTCGAATAAAACGGAATCATTTCTTCTTTCGGAGCTACGATGTAAACTTGATCGAACTGCTCAATGTTGTCAAGCGTTTCATAAATATAAAGGATAAAATATGATTTTCCTGTCCCCCTTTGTCCAACTATCAAAGATGTCTCATTTCGAATATCAATGATCGATGTATCACCATTTGTATACAAAGAATTCATATATTAGTACAGTACTAAGTATTACTTAGTACTGTTAAAAAATTGAAAAAGACAACTATTTGCGATACTCTTTCTAATTTAGATACAATTACTTCACAAATGGGCAATACCACGTCTACTCAGCCGTCTAGTATATCGTACACCACGCCACCTATTACATCTTTTACCACATCTGTGTTAATTGACCCTCCCTGCTCCAACATCATCGTTCTAGGCAATCCTGGATCGGGAAAGAGTGCTATTTGTAACATGTTGTTGCATCAATCTGAACACAAAGATGGTTTAATCTTTCCGAGTGGTGATGCTGACGATTGTATAAGTCTTACAAAAGATTCCTAGACTCATAACAATATCACCGATACTCCCGGACTCGCATCTTGTGCCAAAGATAAAACACATGATTATGATGAAGTGGTGAAAGGATTGTCAAAAGATGGACCACATGTTCTGATCTTTGTTATAACATTTCGTAGCGGACATGTATCATCGTACGATATATTTACGATTAGAGTGATTTTGTTCGCATTGAGAAATATCAAGAA